AAATGGTGGTCTGAAGCAATTCAAGGTAAAAAGTTTTATCAGGCATTATGGCACATAAATGGTATCATTCAAGCTGTGCTTGTGTATCTGCCAATGCACTTCATATTTGCTAAATCAGCGTTTAGCGAAGAAGTCGATCAATGGGAATATGTTCCTTATCCAGAGGGACCAAGACTCCAAGAGCTACCTAAATGGAAGCATTGGATAAGCAAAGCAACTTATCCTTCTTATGCTCTACAAATGGTCGGATGGAAATTATATGTAGTAGATGGACTCCCTTTCTTAAAGAGGATTCATCAAGCAGTCTATCGTCCTATGGTAGGCAAGACAAATTATGTACAGAAAATGCTCCTCGGAGTAAAAGGTATTGACAGAGAATTTATTCAGTTCTACCAAGCTATGAAAGGTGGAAGATGGGGAGGTTACTTGAGTGAACGTAATGATCGTAACATGAGAGTCCTTCTCCCTCAACCGCAATATAATAATGTCGATGTCGATATTGCAAGAAAGCTGTACAACGAAACTCAACTTTAAAGAGAACAAGAGTTGCATTGATGTAAAATTCTTCCTACCATCTATGGGAGACTGCTCTAACTTATCGACGGATAATGTTCTCTTTTTAAATTGACCTATAGTGTAATTGGTAACACGTCTGACTTTGGTTCAGAAGAGTACAGGTTCGATCCCTGTTAGGTCATCTAACAATAAATATTTTCTATTAACTAAACCACAAACAAATGAGAAAACTATTATCTGCTCTGATACTTTCGAGCTTAATTACAAGCTGTTGCTTGTCCCAAATTCCAACACAGTATGCCTACGTGGATGAAGACTGTAATGCTATTCTTCCTGACTTTCTTCCAATGGTTATCGTAGGTGATAACTGTAATGTAGTGTCAGTTACTCAAATACCCATGTCTGGTATAGTGATCAGTGCTACAACACAAGTTGAAATCGCTGCTATTGATGAAATGGGGAATGAAAAATCTGTATTCTTTGACGTAGTAATCATTGATACTATTGCACCTACTATTGAGCTTAATCCTGATTGGGTTGGACATACTACCGAAGAGGTAATGGAAATGTACAAAGTATTTTACGGTTGGGTACAAGAGCAGGGAGATTACTACAATGAAACGTATGCTGGAACAATAGACACACTTATTACACCGGACACCACTTTGATATATGCAAACGACAGCATGAAATATTTCTTTGGAACAATTCCTATTCTTGAATATAGGATTGATGAAGGCTATTGGAGTGGGATAACTCCGGATTTAACTCATGCGTTTCGATGAAGAGGATTATCTGTTCTGTTATAACAATTTTCATATCAATCTCTCTGATATGTCAAATACAGACACAATTTTACATCGCCAACGATTCATGTGAATTTTACTTACCAGATTATTCTCAAGCAGTATTCATTCTTGACAACTGCTGTGTGGATAGCTTTGGATTCTATCAAACTCCACATTCGGGAACGTTACTTACTCCCGGTGAGGATGTTGCAGTGACGTTGGTAGGAGGAGATTGTTCAGGAAACACTATAAGTATGCAGTTTGATGTTGTAGTGATTGACTCTATACCACCTACATTTTGGTATGACTCTACTCAATTCATTCCAATGGGAATGTATCAGAACGATGAAAGGATATTTAAGCTGTATGTCACGCTTGATACTACTAATACGGATGACTTCGGTAATCCTACTACCAAAACCTATTACAGAGACCCAAATGAAGGTCACAGACCTATCCAAACAAATATCTATGATGATCAGTTTCAAGTTTCACACTTAGACCATCCTGATGATTGGAGAGCACAAATCTTTCGAGCAAATGGAAACTTCTTCTTAACGCAGATTAGATTAAAGCTGTACCGTACAGGATATGACCGTTATCAAGATATAATTGTAGAACTTTATGAGATAGGTGGAGATCAGAATCCTGTAGGTCCTGCACTGAGTCAAGGTAGAAAACCAAGCAGAGAGCTATATAGTGATGAAGAAGGAGCTTGGTACACTATCCCTATGCGAAAAACTACCATTTATCACCAACAATCTTATGCAATAGTTGTAAGATTGAGTCGTGCTGATGCAGACGCTAAAATTGAGTGGAGAACCAATGAAGGAGGTTATTCTCAAGGTTTTGCTATCTGGACAAATAATGGTGCAGAAGAAACCGGACTATGGCAAAGAAATTGGGATGTAGATCGTTTATTCGAAATTTGGGGTAAACCTATTATATAGGGATTGTAGTATCGTCAAAAATTGTTATATTGGTTGTGTGTGAGGAGGATTCAAATTATGGGAGATAATCGTGGAGGATCGACAATAGCATATCATTCACGTATCTGTACGTGCTGTGTGTGCAGTAGTTCGAGAGGAGAACACAAAGGAGAGAAATCCTATCGCTACAAGGAACGAGTGGAAAAAATTTGTGAATGTGGGTGTGGTACAACCTTTATGTGTAAGCATGACTCTAAAAAAAGATTTGTAATCGGTCACAACATGAAAACAAACAATGCAACTGAATAAATTTCCGAAAGGATCGTATGTAAAACTCCGTAGGGGAGGTGGATGGTGGGAAATCGTTCGCTTTCAAAACAAAGGTAAAGTATGTTTCCTGAAATCAAGTAAGGGTAGCAAAGAAAAAGAAACCTTTAGAGGTTCTGATACTCACGTAACCGATTGGTTAGTAGGTAGAAACTCTTCACAGTCTACTCTGACACAAACTCCGGACACTATTTAGCGTTGCCGAACGGGTTCTGATTCTTATCAGATGGAGCAGCAACAGAGAGACTTTCGTTAGGTAGGGATGGTGGTATCTGAGGACGGGGATGAGGCTTCAGCTAACGAATTTTAAAATCAAATATACTATGACAAGAGAAACATCAATCGCAGCATATCATGCTGTGGAAGAGAGTGGATTGGTGTCAAGAATGAGACTTGTAGTGCTAAAGATTTTAGCTGAACATGGTCCTTTGACAGCCAATGAGTTAAGACGATACGGTAATCCGGAAATCAATTCAGGTATTTACACCACAAGATTCAGTGAACTCAGAAGAATGGGACTGATCTATGAACTTGAACAACGTCCTTGTGAGATTACTGGAATCAATGCAATATCATGGGAACTTACAGGTAATACAGTAGCTAAAAAACTTACAAAGGAACCATCTGCAAAAGAGCGTAAAGAAGAGATTATCAAAGATGTCATAGCGTTAGGAGAAAGACTACCAATGACTTATAAAGGAGACCTTAGAAAGATTTATCACAAATTAAACGATCTGTAGCATGGTTAAAATTATTGTTGTTGCCTTCATCTTCCTGATGCTTGTGTACTATATGGATATTATAGTGAGGATCGTTCAGGATGAGAAAGCAAAGAAGATGCGGTACAAAGGCTTGAAGCTGATTGTACCGTTTGCATATTGGTTATTTCCTTACAAGGAAAAGAAACCAAAGCGAAAAAAGAAAATTAATAATAACTCAAAACCCAAAAAAGATGAAGCGAAGTAGAATTATGATTATCGTTGTTCTTGTTGTAGGTATCCTCTTATTGATATTTGCTGCAAGACTCTTTGAAACAAACAATCAAGGTGAGTATCAGGTGAAACAGGCTTTCATCTCAGGTACAATGACTGCCCGGATGGTTCCCGGAACCTATGGTCAGATGCTCGGTCAGATTGAAACCTATCGTGCAAACACCACTGTAGGCTTCGGACAGGAGCAGGAGGGAGACATCTCTGCTAATCTGGACTCTATCCCTGTAATCTTTAATGATGGCTCAAAAGCGAAAGTTTCAGGTCTTGTGAGGCTTCAGCTTCCACGAACCGAAACGGGAATGGTTAATCTGAAACTTGAATTTGCAGGTGGGTATAGTCATTTCATTGAAGCAGGTGTGGTTCCTATTGTTGAGAACGCTGTTAAACTTGGAGCTAACCTCCGATCAGCCCAAGATGCTTACACGACTTTGGCTTTATTCCAGCAGTCTGTTCAGGATCAGCTTGAGAATGGAACTTACGTAACCAAATCAGAACGTAAGGAAATTACTAATGCTACTGGTGACATTGAGGTTCGTCAGGTAACTGTAATTGTTGAAGACTCGTCAGGTAATATTTTAAGACAACCTAACAGACTTCAAGAGCTTGGATGTCAAGTAGTTTCCTGTGTAATTGATGTTCCCGGATTCGATCAGAGTGTTGAGGATATGATTGCGAAGCGTAAGGATGAAGCCATGAAAACTGAACTTGCTAAACAAGCAGCTCTCAGGGCACAGCAGGACGCTATCACCGCAGAGGAACAGGGTAAAGCTGATGTAGCTAAAGCTAAGTATGTCAAAGAGGTTGAGCTTGTTGAAGCTACAACTAAGGCTCGTGAGAAGTTTGAGGTTGCTGAGTTTGCAGCTAAAGAAGCAGCACAGGCAAAGATTGCTAAGATTCTCGCTGCCGAAGCTGTGAAACAGGAGCTACTGATTGCCGATGGACTGTCAGCAGCAGCTAAATATCAGATTGATGCTGATGTAAAGCGTGACATAGGTGTTGCAGAACATATGAGTAAGTGGGTTGGACCACAGATTGTCATGTCTGGTGGAGAAGGATCAAAAGGCTCAGGTATTGAGAACGCTCTGATGATCAAGATGATGAGCGAAATGGTTAAATCTGGTAAATAATGCGTAGAGTATTGACAGACTTATGGACAATAATAACTCAATCGGTAAGAGAAATGGACGATCCGAACCAAAGGGTTCTCTGGATGCTTGGTGTAGTTTTCGTTTTTTTCGTTGTTGTCCTGTCTATAACCGCATTAGTGACTGGTTTCATAGAAAATTTGATCGAAATCATTGGTAACACAATTACCCAAACTGTGATAGGAGAGTTTCCTGAAGTAGTTGAGAAGTAGTATCTTTACTTTATGGATGGAAAACGAGTAGGATATGTTAAGGTGATAGAGGCTACTGATGTGTACGATCAATTTGTACTCGACATCAATGCTGCGATTCAAGAAGCCTTTGATTTAGGTATTGGAGTTGCTGATATAAAGTATGTTCTCACAGAAATTCGTGCAGACCCAACCTATTCAGCACTGGTAATTTTTGATGATCGTAGGAAGTTGGACCCTCCTGATTAAATTTTGTATATTTATAGCGTATATACATTAAAACTATAACGTTATGAAAACAACAAAAATTATGAAGGGAGTGCTGTTATCACTTCTATTGCTATTACCGTTAGGGATGTTGATCGCTCAGGTGGTCGATCCTCCTACGGATGTAGTTGATCTGGTAGTGAACTTCAACACCTTTGTTGGATCACTTGCTGGTTACGCAGCAGTTGCCATTTTCCTTACTGGACTGATTAACGGTTGGACCAAGATTGTAAAATCATGGGTTAAACAAGTTGTCAGTTGGGTAGTTCCGGTTGTTCTCGTATTGCTTGTTAGTCTGTTACTGAAAGCAGGGTTCCTTGCAGGAGAGAGTTTTATTAAGATTCTGATCTTTGGTCTTGGTGCAGGTTTAATCTCGAATGGTATATTCGATATAGCCTTTGTCAATACTATGGTAAATTGGATCGTAAGTAAAGTCGGAGGAGTGGTGAAGACAGAATAGTAAGATGCGAAACGGTGTTACAACGACACCTTAGACCAGAGAAGGGGGATTCTTAACAGAGTCTCCCTTCTTTTGTTTAAAAAAAATTTTACAGTTTCCTTGACTCTAATTCTCTTTCCTAAACTCCTGTGCTGTAGCACTCTTGAGTTTACCAAGTTGAACTGCTAATGGTACGACACGTCCGATGTCTCTACCTAATCTACTTCTACCTTTATCAGGTCCGCTTTGGAGAATGTCTTCTTTACCTTGTAGAATCCTCACGACATCGTTTCCGATCTTCGCAGCATCAGTTACCAGAGTGAACGCAGGAATTGCATTTCTTGTCAGTCTTTCAAATGCAATAGGACTTGTGTAGAACCAGATGTCAGTGTTGATCCTACTTATCTGATTGATTAAGAAGAAGTAAGCAAGTTTCTTATCGTCATCGTCATCATCATCTGAACCAAGTTTCATGAGTAGACCTGTTGCAAGTAGCGTCAGCCATACCATAATCTCAGTCATATTCTTACGCATATTAGCAGCATCTACTTCAGTAAATCCTACTCGCTCTTTAGCTTCTGCTCGTTCTTCAAAAGTAGTCTTTTGCCAACCTACCTTTCTCAGAAGTTGATAGACAATATTGAAGGTATCTTTTATACCTCCTGCAATACCATCACTACTCTTATAGTATGCGATATAACTTCTGTACCGTCCTTTACGTTTCAAATAATTTGCACCTGTGTTCCTGTCAATTAACTGAGTATCCACTTTGAGACTACCAAAACGCTCCTCAAATCCCTGAAATGCCCATGTCCGGAACTGACTGAGCAATCTACCAAACATTCTACGCTTAGCTGAGATCGGAGTATCCGGATCATAGTTACCGTGGTTGAGCTTAACCATCTTGTCGATCCTCTGCTTGAGTTTAAATTCATCTCTGTCAGTAAACTCAATTCCTTCAGGAAGACTGAACTCACCTTCCTCATTTACTTCAAATACATCCCACAGACTTTTCTGTTCTGCATCTTCTCCTTCACCTACAGTAACCATTGTTTCCATCATCATAGCAATCATGACCGGAGCTTGGTTAAAGTACTCAGAACGTGACTGCAAGTTGAATGGTCTCATCCACTCAAGACGTTTACCTGTTCTCTTAAATAGAGATGCAGCACCGTTAAACTTATAGATTTCATTCTTGGATTCCTTCAAGGTATCAAAGTGATCCATTGCTGTACGAATCTTTTTCGCATTACCATTGATACCATCCCAACGATTGAACAATGCGTTACGTCCCATAGAGTTCAGGGTAAGCATCATTGCCTTACGGAATGTTTTCATCTTGTAGTTCCTACCATCAGATGCTTCAACGATGTTTGAGAGTACACCAAATCCAATGTTAGAACCAGCAGCAAACACGTTCCAACCCATACCTTTTAGCTGGATATACTTGAGGATCATATCTCCTACTTTTGACTTAACTCGCACACCACCAAGAGCTTCCTCTTGTTCATCAAGTGAAGCCATTTTACCTGCGAATGTTTCCTCGTCAATCTTACCTTCTTCACGAAGTTGTTCCAGAGATTCTCTGGTCTTATCAATATTGTCACGTACTATTTTCTCCTGAGAAGTGAGAACTTTCTTCTTGGTTTTTCCTTCAGGAATGTTTGAAGGGTATCCCCAATAGGCTACGTCCAAGAAATCGTCAAGCATCTTTTTGGTTTGTTCAAGTCCTTCCTTACTAAGAAGCTTTCCCCATTTACTTTTAACTGGTTCTCCTGCAACGTTTTCTCTCTGCTCTACTGCTCTTTCTAAGATGTCTCTTACAATACGTACCTGATCTTCTATAGAAGCACGATGCTTGTAAGTGACTGCCATTGAGGAAAATGCTTTAACTATACGACCAAGATCGAAAGACTTTTCCTCTGCAATAGTGTTCATAATATCTTTTCGGAACTCATCTTTCTCATCTTCATTAGGACTTCTACCTTCCCTTGCAGCAAACTGAATACTCTCTAACTCAACATAATCATTGATAGTTTTGGTATGATCAGTAAGCAGGTGGAACTGATGTTCTTTCCTCTCCTCTTCTGCTCCGACAGTTGAGAGATCATCCATACGGAGATTCTCTCTGAGATCATCTGTCATTTCACCCATCATAGATTGTATTCCACCTTCAAAAATAGCTTCGATAGTCTTCTTACTTATAAATGGAATACTGTTCATTTGCATGAACTTCGTTTTGTCAGAGGGTAGATAGTTTCTAACCTTTTTCAGATTAGCAACCATATAATTATGCAATGCAAGATATGAAGGTGTATCTTCGATCTGCTTGAACTTGGAATCATAATACTCTACACCCTCTACATTATCTTTAGGGATAGCTGTAACGTAGTCTCCCATTGGAACCATAGGAGTACCTTTGTGAATCTCCTCAAGAAATCCTTTCTCCATGAACTTCGAGAACATATAAGGTGAATGATCTCCTTCCCATGAGGCAACAAGACCTTCAGCAAGTGCTTGATTGTTAGGATTGTGACCAAAGATATAATCCATATATGAGTCACGATCAAGCTTGTATCGTTCAACGTGTTTCCTATTCTCTTCGTAAAATTCCTCGTACCCTCTCTCTCCAAGTAGGTCTTTTAGTCGCTTCTCTTCTGCTGCTATTGCTTCGGCTGTCGGAGCTGGTGCGTCAGTATAGTCCGGATCGTGAAAGAGAATGTTTGCATCAAATACCTCAGAATTAGCTCTCATGTTTGCTATATACTGAGCATTTTGAATAGCTATCTTCGTAGGATCAGATACCTTATTGTCCTTACTTAACGCTCGATTGAAGGTATTGTCTCTCTCTTTTTCTGTCTTGATTATCCAATCAAAAAACTTCTGAGAGAAACGGTGTACCATATCTCCTGTCTTTCGTTGGTCAGTATTACTGAATGTCTGACGAAAGATATCAAAGTTCTTCAACCCTGTAGCAGCAATCAATTTATCAACATCTCTGGTGACAGATTTCATTTCTTTGGTAGCTGCCCAATTTGCTTTCTTGATCCATTCACCTGTAGCCTGAAGCACTACGCTGTTGAGTTCAGTGATGTCAAGTAAGTTTTTAACAAAGAAATTTGCATCCTTCAGAGGAGCCTCTAAATCAATCTCAAGACCTTCACCTATAGTTTCCCTGACTTTCTCAGTAAGAATCCGTTTCTCATGCTCTATGAGCTTCTGCTCGTATGAATCTGCCATGTGCGCCCACTCAACAAACTTCATGGTAGTTTCCTTGAGACCTTTATCTCGAACATCATACTCACCGGGATCATAAAAGATGTGCTGGTTATCACCTGAGAAATCTCCTGCTTGTTGCCACACATGAATAATACGTGCAGCGTGTGCAAGATCAGACGGAGAAGGATTATCTCTCTTGAATAATTTTTCAAGAGTAGCCATATCCTCTTCAACATACTTGGTGATATCGTCAAGGTTAGTCTTGTCTTCCAGATCATTAATTTGCTTTCGGACTTCTGTTATCCTACTACTCAGGACAGTTATTTTTTTAGAGAGACTTTTCTTTTTCTCTTTGGTATTAGCTTTCTCCTGTAAATCTTTGAACTTGTACAGGTCATTGAATAAGACATCTAATTCTCGCTTCTTCTCATTGATAAGTGTCTGAAACTTAGGACGTTTAGCATCACTTACAGCAGCAGGGAACGCTGATGGTGGAACAAAATCTCCTTCCTCATTGTAATGTCCAGCTTCCTGTTCACTCTCAGAAGGAGTGAAAATGTGCTGACCACCTTCCTTATCTTCAAGGTTGGTGTAACCAATCATTTTCCTACGTAAGTCTCTGTCAGCTTGACGTTGTAGATTGACAGGAATATAGTTAAGTTGTAAGTCTGCTTTATATGAATTAGACTCTCCAATACGTCTGTACACAATACGATGAGAGGTTCCATTCTTCTTATTGAAAGCTCTGATTTTCTTGTTGATACCTATTTGTCTCTCAGGAGAGAACGGTCCATTCTGAAGTCCGATAGTACGCTTTAACTCAGTCCGTGGAATTGCATTTGGAATCGTTTGATCGTGAGCAATGTAAGCTCTATATGCCTCAAACTCACCAACATGATTGACTAAGTTCTTCCACTTCTGGTTGTTTGTATTTGGACACCTGTCTGCCATATTAGACTCCTTTACATTTTTTCATGAGATCATTAACAGTGTTGTCATCTACAATCCTCTGAGGACTGACAGGAGCTACGCTACTTGATGTTAGATTGCCAAAGTTAATAGGATTCACCTCACTTGGAATATCAGCATCAGTTATGTACTCGTCAAAACGATCAGTGATCAGATCAAGAGTCTCATATATAGTGTGCTGTAAAATACTTCCTTCAGTGAACTCAAACCCTAAAGCCTGAAGCAATTTACCCAATCTTTCTTTAAGAGCTTCCCAAAAGGTAGTATCTTTTTTGTACTGAGTACTGTCCAAGATTCTCTGGAAGTCTGGATTCGTAAGAGCAACGCTCACAAATTCTTTAATGTCAGTAAACCCGTAGAACTTATTAATAGTTGATGCGTCAAGACCGTTCCGAAGAATCAAGTCTTGTACGAACTGATCGTACTCAGCACTCTGGACAGGATCAGAACGCATCTTCTTCTTAGCTGCAACCATCAAGTCCTCAATATTCTTAGCTACTTTACGCTCTCTGTCAGTGAGTTCCTTATAGTTAGGATCAGCTTTAAGCCTGTTCAATGTATTTACTGATTTCGTATCAGTCTTACCTTGTAGAACGTACTGCATAAGCTTATATCCTGTAAGTCCATGAAGCAGTTCGTGCATATAAATTGAATTAGCATCGTCCTCGTTCATACCTTCTATTTTATTCCGATAGATAGTCATAGTATGAGCAGGATCAATGGTCTCTTCATAGATATATCTCCACGTAGCTGCATCATTTCCCTGATCAGAAATCTTCACGATCATTGATGAAGGGAGGTTATCCATGTTATTGAAAATCTCCTGAGCGAGAACCTTATTATAACCACTTGCTCCGGTCTGAATGATGTTGTTCAGGACAGCTTTACTTTTCTCAATACCATCTTTAAAAATAGTTGTCTCCTGTTCTCCTGCAATCAACCTATCCATCAGAGGATCATTGTCCACTGTACCAGTAGTCGGATCACGCTGCTCTACTATTTCGTCAGCCTGTCCTTCGAGAAGAGAAAGATCAGGTTCACCATCAGCGACAGGTCCGTACTCCGGAGTAGTTCCGACAGGTTGCACAGGAGCTACAGGTGTGACTACATTGTTCCTTCTGATTTTAGACTTCTGAGAAGGACTCTGGAACTTTGCAGTATAATCATACTCAGATGCTCCAAGCTTTCCAAGAACATCTATCTCATAGTATGTAGAATCGTAAGGATTATACTTGAAGAGTTTAGCGTTACGAGTAGTCAGCTTTGAATTTATCCTCAAGTAAGGTGGAGCGTAAGGTTTATTCGCAATCACAGTAGCCAACTTCTGAAATCCATTCTTATTCAGCTTGAAACTACGTGTCTGAGGATCAATACGACCTTTGTACACATCTGCTTTCATATTAACAGCACGAACCTGCTCAGGATGGTGTTGAAAATACTGCTCTACAAAAGGAGAGATGTTGTAATACTCATTCTTTTTATCTGCAAGTTGAGCAGGGTCCATATTACCAAGTGTCAATTCTGCATTTGAGAGATAATTCATGAATGGTAACGTGGTCAGATATGCAGCAGGAACATACTTCACAAACTGTAATGCTTCCTGAATACCACCATTAATATATGTGTACGTTACAAGGTCTTCAGCGAGTTGTCTGAGCGTATAAGATTCTCCCTGAAAGGTTCCAATGACAGGACTTCCTCCGTTTGGACCTGTCTTATTAGTGAAAGCATCTGTGAACGCAGCATAGATTTCAGTCTCATCAGTACCCTCTGCGGTAGATGCTCTGTAAGTAACCAGAGATGGATCACCATTTTTCTGATAGTCGATCTCAAGAAGTTGAAGAAAATTATTCTCTCTACCTAACTTGGTATTCTTGAACCGGACAAGTGCAGAAGCAAGTGACTCTTCTTTCGTTATAGGTATTTGCTCTGTTTTCAACTCACCGTTTTCCTCAAACTCCCTGTATTCAAAGCGATCATAAACAAGTCTTTCACGCTCATCCTGAATAGGTTTGGCAAGTAATCCAAGTGCAGGGTCAGTGAAGATAAAGGATTTCATTTCCTTCCAGAGTTCAAGGCGACGTTCAGACCTGATTTTGGTTGTGACATCAGAAGACTGTATAGACAACTCTTCAATCTTTCCCATCAACCCTGTAACAGCATCTTCGTGATAGTAGAAATATTTTTTCCAAAGTTTATTATTGGTGATCAGTCCATGAACCACAGCCTGACCGTTAATAGTGGTAGGTCTGATTGCATACCTGTACTTTCCATTATCACGAATGACCCATCCCTTTGACTCAGGATACTTATTTTCAGTTCCCGGACTGATCCGTTTAAAATCTCCGAGTAACCTTGTTGCTCCTCTGACAGGAGAACCGTACAGATCAAATACCTGATCCTCTTTAACCTGAGATTCCATGACTGATTTACCAAGACCAGCACTGTCAGGATTGATTGCAGCTTGAATCTTCTGAATCTCCTTACCTTTATCAGTCAGGTTCTTGAACTTGATAAGTAACTGTACCTGAGCAGCTTTGTAATTTGCAGCCTTGTCACCCTTCTCAATATATTCTCTGAGTTTTGCGGCAGAGGCTCCTTCTCCTGCAAGTTTTCCATCAGGGTCTACCCTCTCAATCTCTTCACCAGAAATCTTATACTTGTCCATATCACGAATAATCCTCATAGCTTCAGTCTCACGATTTCCGTAGAAGTCGGAGGTTGAACTATTCAGACGTTCAAGAGTCCGTACATAGTCGATGATGATATCCTGAGCGAGGAAGTAAGGTACTTCTTCAGTAAATCCAAGTTGATTCAGAATCTTGATTACAGAGAAGGTGTGCTTGTTTACATTGATCTTGTCGAGAATCTGTTCCTTCTCATTGTCCACAGCACCGGACTGATAACCTGCAATAATATCTGACTTATATGTTTCACCATCAAGAGCAAGTTCAGGAGATAGTTTTCCAGTGGATTTCACTTCACCAAATTGAACTTCTAAATTCTCCCATCTTCTATTTTTCCTAATCTTGTACACAAGGTCTTTTCCTTGAGCGACAGCGTTAAGCATACTATCCTGAGAGAACACACCAACACCAATCTTACCTGCTGCTGCGTTCTTGAACTTGTCACGCTGATACTTATCAGAGAGACCAGTAAACAGTTTACTATTCTTTTCTACTTGATTCTCAGCAGCTTCCCTATCACTACGAAGGTTGCTAATGTCTGCTGAAATATCCTTTAGCTTCCAGAATCCAAGTGGATTAGCAATCTGCTCCTGTACTTTAGGATCAGGGTTTCTGTGAATAGCAATGTGAATATCCAGAATCCTATTCTGTAAGGTAGCTTTCTTACCAATCTGTATGTTGTTACGCTTCTTGAGAACTCCATCTTCATCCTTATAGGTATTATACATATAGGTGAAAATCTTGTCCACATCAAAGTCAGAACCCATTTGTACAACGTAATCTTTAGTTGCAATAAACAGGTCTCCGGACGACTCAGGTAAGAATCCTACGATCTCAACCCATGACTGAGAGTTAGGTCCCTGATTCGGAATCCTCATACCAAACATCTGACGTACATTCTCAGGGAGCTTGTCAGTATCAATCGAGACACGTCCGTTAATTTCTTTAGTGAAGTCACTCATCTTCAGGATAGTCCCGTCTTCATCTCTGAATTTCCACGGTACGATAGCTTGAGCAGGTTTCCGAACACCATTCTCTTCACGAGCTGGTTTAAGTCCTGTCTCTCCATCCCAATTATCGGTGAACATGATTCCAGAATCCTCAAACTCTCCTGTTGCCTCGTCAGGGGTAAGCTTATTGATGAATCCTTCTTCCGATCCTAAGACGTATGATTTTCCGGGGAACTTGAGCTTGATAATCTTATTGGTGACAATAGAGTTTAGCAGAGCTTCATACTTCTGAGCAGATGGTGCAAAGGGAAGGAAGCGTAGTTCCTTGTCTATTATAAGTAGTTCTCTATCCGAGATAGGATAACTTCTCTCTTTGACTTCCCGAAGTAGCATTGCTCTTAACTCATCTACATCAATATTCTCAGGATTACCATCTACTGTAATCTCATCGAGCAGAGCTTGTTTCTCAATCTCATGAAGCTCATTGTAGATGTCATGGTATTTTTTTTGTAACTGTTCTCCTGTATATTTCTCACCGTCAATATCAAAGTCTTTAATCTTTAGCATATTGACAAAGAGGTTCTTAGAAGCTTGAGTAACTTTATTGACCTCAAATTTCTCAAAGTCATAAGGAACTTTCTGCTGAATCCTGAATCCTTTTCTGTTCAATCTTATCGTTGAGTTCTTAAACGTTAATTGATCAGGACTCATGATCCTTCCGTTATCATCAAAGATGTTGAAAGGCTCAGTTACGTTACCTACCTTGACTGCTGTACTATAAGCGACACGAGAAATGTCGTCACGTTCCATAGCAAGTCTAAGGTTTTCAAGGTCTGTGCCTCTTGTAAGCTGAGGGAGCAGTGGAAATGAGGAAGATTTAATATATACTCTACGTTCAAATCCACTCTTATCGTCGATAACATTATCCACATAGACAGGTTTCATTGGCTGCATAACCTTTGCAAGAACCTTTGGGTCTATATCATTATCATTGGTGAGTGCATCAAAAGCTTTCTTGTAGAACTCATCAGAAATTTCACCTGACTGACGCATGACATAGAGATGTTCTTGCCATGTGGTATATTCCTGAGCATCAGCAGCATCAATAGCATAGTAAGGTGAACTTACGAGCTTCTTTCCTAACAGTTTCTCAATACCTTTGAGTTCTGTAAAGAACTTGCGTTGGGTGATATCTCCATTGGTAAGCTTCTCCAACAGAGGTTCAACCATATCAAAGGCTTTCTTACCATCAAGGAGTTTTGTGAGTTGGAGAGCTGCAAGTGAAGCAGTTTTCACATCTGCGATAAACGCTTGAGTATAGTGGTTGTCTGCATCATTAGATGACTCGGCAATCTCATATCCCGGAGCGATGTCAGCAGCAAGACGTTTCCCGATATTGATGTAAGTTTCCTCTGCATCAGCTACAAAATTGTAGTCGAGATTTACACTACCGTCTTCGTTAAATCTTTCTTTGCGTTTCTGACCTACTTTATTTTCATCAGCAACCTTGAAATACATTGCAGGATCACCTGTGAAGATTTTTGCTATCTCAGCGTTACCAATAAGATATTGGAATACCATATCAGAAGCAGCACCTCTGACTCTGAAGTTACTATTCACTCTACCTCTGAGTGGATTCTTACGTCCAGCAGTATCACCACGCATGAACTTACTATCAAGTAGTCTCTGTCCTGCGCCACCGATGTCATTTTCTCCCCAATTATCAACCTTCTCTTGTACAAGGTGTTCAAAGTATCTACGGACCTCGTTTCTCAGGGCAGCGTGAATCTCTATGCTCGTATCGAAGTTGGGATTGATGTCTCCATTTGCAAGAAACATATCCGGAAGCGTATTGAGAGTAGGGAAGAACAAGAATTGTTCTGCACCATCAGCATATTCCTTATTGTCAATGGTGTGTCGATCATCCTCAGTATCAAGTCTTTTCTGATCCTGATACGCTTTGATCCTACGCATCTCAGGACGTACAATAAATTCAATTAACTTATCTATTGACTGTTCTTCAAGATTTCCTTCTCTGGTTAAGAGAACATCTTGTGCAATAACCCTGAGTCCTACAACGGTAGTTTTATCAGATGTGGTAGGATAGAGAATCTGAATGACACGATTATTATTTCCGGACACATCTTTATATGCAGATTGTAACATACCAATCTTAATGACTTCAATCTCTCCTTCAGATAACTTGTGCATCTCAGTGTTATCCTGACTCTTAGCACCTTTCTTTTTGAGTGGCTCAAGTGAAGCAACCCAATACCCAAGATTCTCTCTAAATGCGTTCTGCTCATTTGCTGGAACCTTCTCCATTAAAGCGTCTACCCATGCAGATACTCCTGAGAAAGGCATACTTGAAAGCTCTTTAACCAAACCGTTCTCACCAGTTTCCTCGTCAATTATCTTGAGGTCTCTCAGACGATTGACAAAGAATTTGTTCTGACCAAATGAGTAAACTGTCTTCGATCCTGAACGGTGTGAGTTGGTAAAGTTGTTAAGTTGATTCTTTGAATCCTCAAGAGCAAGAGACTTTATGATACTGTCATCCAATATCTTACCTGATATAATAGGAGTGGCTCCGGGACCTGTTACCTTATCATTGAGTATCTTAAATAGTCCATTGCTGGATGTCAAGAGAGCGTACAGGGATTGCTTACGTCCACGATATGCAAACTCACCTGTCATCAAAGTGTTGAAGGTATCATCAGCGAGAACGATACCAAATGACTCAAGCCACTGTCTCATTTCAGCTTCAGGAGGAAAGACTTTCTGTTTTCCTTTCAAGTTTACAATCCAATCATCATACTGTTTAGCGAGTTCATCCTTAACATTCTTGAGGAGAACATACTCATCAGGAGCTTCAGCTACAAAACCAGAGTTGGTAGACTGAATCAAATTCCTGTACCAATTACCTTGAATAACTCGTGCAAGTGCATTTGCATCAGACTCATGCTCAACCAGAGAGAACGCTTTAGTCTCAGAATCCTGAGAGAACATAATGAATCTCATGTTCACGTAATGGTTGGTCAATCCTGAGACAAATTGATTCTTAATCTGTTGATCTGCACCATTGAGTTTGGTGATAATCTCTTCCAGAAACGGGAATGGTTCAGTATGATCTTCCAGTGCAGAGATCATCTGATCATAGTTAGGCTTGATGTTAGGAGTAAGACGCTGTATAAGCTCATATACTCGCTGATAATCCATGATCTTGTTTGCACCGATATAAGGATCAACCATAGGTACAATGTTCCCATCCTCGTCCCTACGAACTTCTGTAATTCCTGAGAGGAATTGCTTAACCTTTGGTGCAATACCATCAGCAGGATTTGTAACAAATGCTTTTACATCACTCCAATTTGCACCTTCTTTTTCCTGTTCAGCTTGTTCTTCAGTTCCACCCTCTTCAGCTTCGTTCTCTAAATCCTTACGGATCAATCTGATCGAACCAATTCTATCAAGGCTCTCAGTGGTTAAGGCTGCAAGTTTGTTCCAATTCTTATCAAAGATTTCATACTGAGCTACTTCACGCTCACGTACTTGAATTTCATGTGCATCTCCTTCTTCAATCGCATCTGCAAGATCGAGTTTAGCAGCTTCCAAGTCGTCACCAATAATCTCCTTACGAAGATTTTCATACATCTTCTCACGATTGACTGCTTTTTTTGATCTGAAAATTACATCTAACGCCCTACCTCTGATGTGCGAAACCATTGATTGCTGCGGACGTACTCCGATTTCAGAGATTATCGTTCCTGTGATCTCTCCATCTTCAAGCTTGACCTCAGAAGCAGCTTCCATATCCTCACGCTGCTTCTCTGTCATAGGAACCTTTGCTCCGGATTCAGGATCAATCTCCTGATTGTCTTGGAAGTTCAATCCACCTTTACGAGGTCTGCGCTTTTTAATGGTAGGAGATTGCTTGTCCTTCTGAATAACGTTACCTGTTTCAGGATCAAAATGTTGTGTTTTCTTCTTCTCCTGAGTCTGCTCTCTTTGTTCTTCCTCAGTAATCATCTCACCCTCACTATAGTACATCTCGTAGATCAGCTTATCAAGCTCTATCTTACGTTCCTCAGTTGTGTCAGGATGTTGTGATTCTCTTACAAGTGCTTTAAAGAGTTCATTCTCAGCAGTCTTCTTCGGATCAGTCATTTCGATCTTGGAGAAGTCCATTGTGACAACAGGCTGGATCGTATAGACGTAGTTTGGTTTCTCGTCAGTTCCAACATTATGTGAGAGAAATGGAGTAGTAGTCATGGTCTTGACATATTCCTCATACGCCATACCTTCAACCTGATCACTCTCGTTGATTAGAGCGATTTTCTTACCTTGTCCAAGAGTATTCAAATCTACATGAGCAAACACCCTGTTAAGGTTATCTGTAAGTGTAGCAATAAATTCTTCAAACTTCTCCGGACCCATTCTTTCAAGGTCTCTCTTGTTCATGTAAACATGATTAGCACCTTTTCCACGACCAATGTCGAAGCGCATATCATTCTCTCCGGGTTTCAGAGTGAATTTAGTCATGTGAACATAAGCATCCTCAGTCTTTTCACTGCTACCATCACGACTCAGGTACTCTTCAAGGTCTTCATAACCTTCAGCAATTTTGTAATTATTAAAAAACAACTGCATGAAATCTGAGATACCATCAGCTTCACTGATGTTGAAGCCTGTTTCCTTCATGATACTATCTACAATATTCCGAGATGCTACATCATCCATATTATAGTAGAAGATACCAAGTGCTCTTTGAATGGTTCTAACAACAGCTTGATTATCACCAAGCTTCCTACTCTTCAGAGGAATAGCAATTTTTTTATTCTTTTTGATAGGTAGAACAATATACGCTACACCTTTTCTAAACGGTGTATCGTCTGTTTTATTTACAAGGTCTGTTTGGTCAATACCTTTACCCTTAGTACGTTCCAACTTATTGTCATCTGTAGCAATCGTAATCTGAAGACCTTTTTCAGGCATTGCATCAGCAGTAATATGGTGTCCATCTGAACTCTTGGATAGATAACCATCAGTCTTATCTGTAATAGTAGTTGTGAACTCTCCTTCTGCGACAATATGATTACGAATGTCCCTGCTTCGCTGACGATCTGCTTCTACATCACCTGAGACATTTAGTTCTGAAATCCACGGAACCTCATGGAGATAACCAATTTTCTGCTCACCTGCATAAACTGCAATAGGAACTTGCTCATTATATTTCTTCCTCCGAGTATCCTCACTCATGTCAGGATCATTCTTCCACATCTCTTTCTTGGCTCCCCAAGTAGTAGTCTGGTTAAGACCACTGTCCTCATGATATACGTTAGCATCTTCAAACCCTTCATCCTCAACTACTAACCTGACTTTAGTTCCGGGACCATATTTGGTAGGATCGTTTATAGTCGGATCAGTCATATTAACGTTCAGAGTGTTAATAGTTTCTTCTCTTGAGAATACACCTTTCTTAAATACCTGATCGTAAACCCTTGCAAGGTAGGCAAGTATACCTGATCCGGATTCTACTTTGAGGTAGTCGGTAAAAATCTTTTTCTTGCTGTTATTAGCTCTTACAGTACGTTCAACATTGACGTAATCCTCGTCGATCTGCTTGTCAGTGTCGTTGGTATATTGACCCTTGTTGGTACGCTTATCGACATCTTCCTTGTCCCTCTTGAATTTCTTCTCTGTGAGACTCAGTTGTAGATACTCATTAAGTGTCTTATTACTAATCACATGGTTAGGATTCGCAAGACCATACACTCTCTCCAACGTAGGAAATATCTTGGCAAGTTTCTCCACTCCCACATGACCTATGATAGATGCGACAAGATCATCAAAGGACGGATTAGGATTTCCTGTTGCATCAGAGATGCTTTGAATTATATTCTGAATCCTACCTACATTATCTTGTTCAGCAGTTTGTCCTTCTGCTCCTACAAGCGCAGCACTCACTCCATCATCAGGAGGAAGCATATTATCAAATAGATCGTCAATCTGATCTTCAGCTTGTTTTTGAGCTGCCTTCTGCTCCGAACTCATTTTCGGTGCATTAGCTTGATTTTTGGTGACAGGAATATCTTTCTCAGTAATCTGTTCTGCATCCGGACCTTCAGCAGGTTCCTCTGTAGGAGTCACATCAGCAGGTTCTTCTCCTGCAAATACAGTAACTTCTTCCTCTGGTTCTGTAACTTGTGTTACATCAACATCTTCTTTTTTCCTACGCTCATCCTCCTTAGCAGCCTCCTCTGTGGTTGCAGCCTGTTCAGCAGCCTCTTCCTTTACAGTGATATTTTGATTCGTATTCTCAGCCTCTTTCTTAGCGTCAGCAGATTTTCCTTCGTTCTTAGCTTTATTAATTTGCTGCTTCAAAGTCCTTGCTGATGCTCGATCCTGTGCTTTCTTAGCGTTCTGATATTTTGCACCTGTCATACGCTTGTACGCACGATCCTCTTGCTCAATTTTTTCCTTTACAGTTGCAAGAGTTCTCTCATAATAATCCTTTGCATCAGTCAGTTCAGGAGCAACAATGTCAGATGCTTCTATTTCAGCATCGGTTGCATCCAATTCATTCTGAAGAGTTTGACGATCAATGTCAAGTAATCGTCGTGTCTCACGGTTCTTAAATATTTTTGCTTGATCTTCGTAACGAGTAAGACGAGTGTAATTCTTCTCCATCCTACTAAGCTCTGCAAGTTGCTCTGTGGCTTGTGCTTGATAGTCCTCATCCCATCCATTCTCAAGGCGTTGTTCTTCAGAAACACCTGCTTCGATTTCCTTCAGACTACGCTCAAGATGTTCAGTAGTCCCTCTCACAAAGTTCTCTGTAACAATGTTTACAAAACCTTTATCTTTCAGAAGTTTGTCAAGATTATCCTGACCATTCTTGAGTGCAATAGCTCTTGCTGCTTGAAACTCAGCATAGTTACCAAGTTTAGTATTCAGGTATTCCTGATTAGCTTCAATCTGACGCTGTTGTTCCTCGTACTTAGCTATGTAGGCTTTCTTGGAGTTAGGTCCAATCTTACCTGTCATTATCTCAGTAAATATACGTTGAGGTCCACCACCGAACAGACCCATCATACCTTCAAGTAATGCTTGATCTGAAGTAGCAAATTCATATACTCTCTCTGCAAAATCTTCAGGAACATCCCCTGCTTCAAATCCTGCTTTTCTTAGAGATTGATACTCTCCTTCCATTTGGAGAACGTTCTGTCCAATTTCTTCAGCTCCCTCTTTTCCAGCTTGTAAGAGTAGATTATCTGAAGAAAGAGTTCCAAGTCGTTTCGCTCCTGCTTTAAGACCTTTCTTATTAAGAAGATTACGAGTGAATCCTTTCCCTTTGTAGAGTCCGTGAAGTCCAATAGCATCTGTGACGATAAACGCTTTGTTACGCCTCATGAAAGCATTTGCCTGTTCACCAGCAAATTTTTCAAAATCCTCCATCTTACCACCGTCAAGTTCATCTTGAGTTCTCTCTGCCGCAATTCTAAGAGCTTCGTCTGTATCTAATTCTGGATTTGTTTCTTGCAATTCCAAGACATTTTCCTCATACAAATTCTGCTTCATTTCTTCGAGAGAGTTCTCGAACTGTTCAACAGCCATCATCTTACCTTCACCAAAGTTGGTGACATAAGCAGAGAGACCAGCGTTAATCATTTGTTGAACTGGTTCAGATGCAGTAATCGCAGATAGATACTTGTCAAGTCTCTTCGCTCTCGTAACAGCTTTTGTACCTCTAAGAGTTGATGTAGCAAGTTTTGCTCCTTTCTGTACAATTCCTATTCCTTTAGCTGCTGCCATTCCCGGAATCGCAAATCCTACAGCACTGTCGAGGATACCCCTGAAAGATGACCAATAGAATCCCGGATCGCTCCAATCGAATACCTCTTGATTTTGTCTGTGGATAGGCATAGCATCATACAAACCTTCTTTCATCTGCTTCATTCCAGCAGAGAAAGCGTTGGTATCAACTTGTTCCAATCCTTGTAAACGCTTGATGTTATTGTCAAAGTCGAGAATGTACCCTATATCTTCAGCAGCAGTAAGTACACCTGATGCAATACCTCCTACAACAGCATTAAAAGCTTTTCCTTCCCACGGTTGATGCAATGCTCTTTCACGTTCAAGGTCTTCTAAATCCTTAACTGTGATGTTGTCATCATACCTTTTACGTTCACCGATAATATCACCTGCAAAAATAGTAGGCTCCATCCCAAACGTAGATGGTACAGGAGTCAAATCTAATCCTTCAAGACTTGCTTGTTTCCGTGGAGTATTAAGACCAGTAATAGGGTCTATGAAACCATCATTGACTTTCTTGCCCATACCTATTTCAATTTACCGGGATTCCCTAACTTACCCTGAAAGTTATTATACCTTACATCTACTGTTTGAGCAATTTGTGCCTGAATATCTTCTAATCTCACTACCTTTATTTTATCTGGATGACCTTCTGGTAATTTATAGTCGGTCATTACAACCACTTTATCGTTATTTCCTTCAAGAATATCAGCATTTCCTATTACAGAAAGTGCGATTCCAGTAGGTCTCCCATCTCTATCAAGAAGAGGTTTTTCAGCATCTTCTTCTGTTCCATCATACGATTTACCATCGTACATTCGATTGGTTATTATATGTCCAGTACCAATCATATTTCTGGTCTGCTGATCGGTTTGAAAATGTAATGTGACAGGTTCACTTTTCTTTGGTTTATTTGGATTAGCAGCAATGGTAAGAGCCATTGATCCATTAAGGAAATCAACTTTTGGAACAGTTTCTATCTCACCTGCTGTAAATGAATTTACAAAAGTCTGCCAATCTTTATAACCTGTTTTTTCTGCTATATTTTTTCTACCAACAACATCACCTGTAGCTGTAACACCATTTACCTCAAAATCAGCTTGAGCAAGGTTACTTACCAGATTACTCTTAATATTTGTAGCAGAGTCTTCGAGCTTCATATTCCAAGCAAGTGTACTTTGTTCTGACTGAACAGTAATCCAATTTTCATAAGCTGCAAAAGCAGCATCTCTATCCATATCTTTAAGCTGAGGATAATCTTTTGCAAGTTCCTTATGATACGTATTAAGCTTATCTTCACGTCTTTGCGTTTCTTGTTCAAGTTGAGCTACAGTCAATTCCTGTGGGAAAGTAGGAATTGAAGCAAGTGGTCCACCTGCTCCGGGAGCACTTGTGCCTCCTACTGGAACATTTCCCAATCTCTTATTATGTTCATCAAGAGCTGTTGATGAAACAGTCTGGAAACTCTGACGAGTAGCTGATGGAGAATAAGGACCACCTTGAGAAGCAGCAGCGTTACGTGCTGCGTTACCAGCAATGTCACTCAGGTATCTTGGTGTGTCTTGTCTGAAAGCCTGAGCTTTAATACCACCAAAGATTGTACTTTCAACATTTTCTTTCAGAGAATCTCCAAAGAATCCAGCACGTTCTCTTTGTTGTGGATCAAGTTCTTCGAAACCTCTACGGAACTCAGGATGTGCTTTTAAGAAAGCAGCCTGTATATCAGGGTCTTGTGAAAGAGCAGCAAGTCTCTCTTCTGTTACAGCAGATGCCTGTCCCGTCCTTAGATAACCTAATACCTCAGATTGTTCCAGACCATAGGTTTTCCATTTGTCAGGAGTGACGTTTCCGATCAACTCTCTGACAGTCTGAACATAATCTCCTGCTTCAACAATATCAGGAGTGAAGTCCTCAGCACCTCTGAGATTTCCTTCTTCATCCACTACACTAATTTTCGTAGGATCATTGAAGATATATGCGTTAGGACCATATTTAATTTTCAGTTCTTCAGCTTGTTTTCTGAAACGATCAGCTTCCTTTGCTGTGTTCCAGAAAGGATTAGATCGAACCTGAGTAATCTGTGCTGCTACATCTTTTGCAGCACGACCCCAATCTCCACCATACTTGTCTTTGACAGTGGTGTTCATACCAGCAATGCTCTGATTAAGAATTTCATTCTTTGCAGCAATATCTTGCATACCAACAAGACTCTGAGCAAGTTGATCTTGTGCAGATAATGCACCTGCATAACCTACATCATATTCCTGTTGAGATCGAGCAGAACTTTCTATAAGAGATTCTACAGGGATTGGATCGTAAAATGATTGATATTGAAATGCAGCAGGTTGTCTGTTATCATACTGATAAGTAGACCTTCCACCATATCCACCGTATCCACCTCTACCGTAACCTTGTCCTCGTGGCATAATTTACCCTCCTATTTGGTTTATATTTCTCTGTGGACCTACATATCGTTTGAACGGATTAGCACTTACACCAAGAAATCTTTTCAGTCCAGTATCACCTTGTTGGAATATAGGATAGTCTTCAGATTCTTCAAGACGAAGATATCCGGTATCCCTGTTAGCAGCCATCAAATCTCTTCCGTAACCTGTGATAGCACCTGTAACTCCTGCAATCTGGTTCTGTCTGCGCTGAGCATTAATGAGAGCATTTTCTCTTTCGTACTGACCACCTATCAGACCTTTACGTTGATTTGCAAGATCAGCTTGTATTTGCTGTTGAGCATTAAACTGAGCAGCTTGATTACGAATCTGAGCGTTCCTATTAGCTTGAGCTTCAAGACTTTGGTTAAATGCTGTACCTGCAACTCTCTGAGCAGCAGTTGATCCTGCTATGGTAGACTGAGTAAGTCCTTGTTGAGTTCCCCTTCCTTTTGCAGCAGCACGTATCTGAGCTTGTGCAAGATCACGCTCACGTTGAGTTTGCTCTCGTCCTCTACTATAATCTACGAGTCGTGGAGCAACCCGTTCAGCTTGAATGTCTTCTACACCTTCAATTCCTGTAGAAAGATCAAGTTGTCTGTTTCCAAGTATTGATCCAAGTCCTGTTGCAGCAGCTCCAAACCACGGTGCTCTGAATTGAAATGGATCACCACCTGCTTGAGCAGCTAAAGCCTCAGCTTGATTTTGTGGTTGTCCACCTTGCCCTTGAGCAAACGGTAACTGATCATATACTCCGGGATTAAAAGGCATTTGATTACCTATCATATTGTCATAACTCGGACCTCTAAAGATATTTCCGGGAGCAATATTTCCGGGACCTACATTACCAGCACCTTTAGTTCCACCTCCACCTCCTGTAGGAGCTACTTGTGAAGGAACAACTCCTGTTCCTGTCGATCCTGTTGCTGCTCTTGTTGAAGGAGCATAAGGATGTCTTTGGTCATCTCGTACATTACCAACTGAAAAACCTTGATTTGCAATATCTTGAAGCGATCCTAATCCCGGAGAAGTAAATTGACCTTGTGCTTCTCCTCTCCTACCAATATCAAATCCTGCTCTGCCGGGAAATGCTCCACTTCTTTGTGCGCCTTGTTGTAGAGGATCAAGTGGACTACGACCTTGAATCAGACCGTACTGTTGATATTGTCTTGCAAGACTTGGGTCCTGAAGCATTTGAGGAGTATAATCAAGAAATGCGTTAGCAGCATATTGTCCTTGAGGGTATGCCTGTTGTCCATATGGAAACCTTCCTCCACCTTGATACACAGGAAGCTTACCACCTCCTCTAAATCGAGATTGACCAGCGATTTGAGGTGGAGCTGCTTGACGACCACCAGCTAATCCGGATGGACCACCTTGAGGTATTCCCGGTTGATCAGGACCTTGATTATTCTGTGCTTGAAATGTCTGAGACAGTTGTGAGATTTGTTCACCGTTAGCGTTCTCAACCAATTTCTGAACCCTTGCTTTTTCCTGTTCTTGTTGTAGTCCAGTAAGTTCCTTATTCATAGCCTCCAAAGCAAGTGTATCTCCCTTATCAAATTTCTCTCCAAGACGAGTCTTATACTTATTCATAATACCTTTCGCCCTGTTAGCATATGTCTGTTTCTTTGCCATAGCTTTATACGTTTAACTTGTCGCTAAATACATATCCGTTCCAAGTGACCTCACCTTTCTCAGTAAGACCTACAGCAGATTGTCTACTGACTGCTGAAGGATTTCCCTTTGCGTCTACTGGAACACCACCAACTCCTTGTTGATGGGTATTTGAGTTACCGTCATATCCAACGATGACAGGATTTTGAGTTGAAGCAGGAAATCCGGATTGTTCTACTAAATCACCTCCTAATTCAAATCCAAAAGTAGCTCCATAACCTGCGTTTCTACTCGGATCATATTGAGCAGCAAGTCCTTGACTTTGTTCTTGTGCTGCTACTCTATCTTCTTCTCTACTTTCAGCAATTTCTAATTCATCCTCTGCTCTGTTCTTACGGACTCCACCTACAATCGCATCTGTAGCATATCCTGCACCAATCAAGATTGGTCCTGCAACCTGTCCGAATACCGGAATTGCACTTACTACTGCTCCTGCACTTTTAAGAATCTTTCCTGCATTATCTCCAAGCCAACTTCCAAATGAATATTCAGGAAGATAACCAAGCAGGTCTCCTCCATCACCGTATGCAGGAAGATACCCTTCCTGTTGAGTCTGCGAAAATTCCATTGGTACTCCATACCCTGCTTGAGATGGAAGAATACCACCATCTTGATATTTTCCTCGTGATACAGGTAAAGGTTGAATTGTAGGAGCTGGATTTCCTAACTGTCTCTGTCCGAGTGCTTGTATAGATTGACCTGCTCCTGTCTGAGCAACATCAAATGTACCTGAAGAACCACCACCACTAAACGCACCAGCTCCTTGTGCTGCACCTAAAGCAGCTCCACCTACATTACTAATAAGACTTCCCCAATCTACATCAGGAGTATCAAGATACTGAAGGTTTGTAAGGTCTTCGTGTCTCTTACTAAGTTGTTGTGTATTAAAAGTTTGCTCATTTTGACCTTTTCCAAAAGTTCCACTGTACCTATTAGCAGTTTGAGCAAGTTGTCCTAACATACCACCACCCTGAAAGATGTGTGCAGCGTGTTGTTCAATGGTATGACCCATAGCTTTAGCATCAGCAGCAAAGCTCGATTTGGTAAGTTGTCCACCATCTTGATGTCGTGCAAGTTTACCTCCACAACCAAACTGAGTCTTTGGTATAGGCTCACTTTCAATAACAGTGTCTTGAATAGGAATCTCATTGAGTTGCTGATCTAAATATCCTCCGAACTGCTTTTTCCACTTTGCAGCATTACGAGCAAAGTTGGCTTTCTTCACCATAGCAGGAGAATAATTATCTGTATTAGCCATAACTTGAGATGCGAATCCTTGAACACTTTTACCACGACTCTTTGCAGCAGCAGTAAAGGTTCCTCGTTTAGAGGGTTTTATATAGATGCCTGACTTTGCCATAATACTTTTTATTATGTCCTTGTGTAAAATTACTCAATGATTTAGAAGAACTCAACAATTCACATTAAAACTTTCTAATACTAATTGTTAGATATAGTCACAGAAGTTGTTATGTCATGTATCGTAAATCTTCTGTCAGCAGTATCATTCAGATATGAGAACTTAGCAAATATATGACTGTCACGCATACGTGCATATCTTTCAGTAAGAGCAGCACCTTGCACTCCCTGTTGAGATTGATACAACGCTCGTGGGACAGTAAATCTCCACTTCCTCATTCTACGCTTGATGTTACCTCCGACAGTCAAAGGGATCGTTCCTGTATGCTGGTAATCATTCCACATTGTAAGAGACTCCCAAGTGAGAGCTTGATCTACATTGGAATCATAAACCTCTGTTAGCCACTCAAAGTTATTGAATATTCCAATGTCACTTACAGCAGGGTTGATGAGAAGAGTCACTGATATTTCTCTATAACTTCCATAGATGTGACCTCTCGATCCTGCAAAGTCATTATGTCTATGCCACTGATGGAATGAACCACTGGTTCCAAGAACTTTATCAAGATAATTGATTACGTAAAATGGTTGATTATCAGTGAAACAGGTATAACCGTTAGTTAGTTCATTATAAATAAGACCGAATTGCTGAGTATTATCTACAAGATAAACTTCACGATATTCCGGATCATAGAACATATACATAGCTCCGTCAATAGTTCGAGTGAAGTCTTTAGGTTCCAGAATGTTATCCCTAAACCAAGAGTTCATTCCCTTCATCAAAGAAACCTCTTCAGGACCTTTGGTGAACATGAACATAGATTGATTGATTATGTCAGTCCAATAGAGAGCGTTTGGAGTGAGTAGTAAGTGTCTCCAATGGAAACACCCCACATCAGTCTTAGCATAGTCATATCGGTCTAAGATACCACTTATACCAAGAGACAGTTGAGCGATGTCCTGAGTCTGAAGAAGTGCTTGTTCATTTACACTCAGAGTTCCGAACGCTTGAGGTTGGAAGAAAGTGAGTTTGTTAGTGACTGTCTTTAGAACTGTCAGGGGACCATACTGCGGATCAACCTCGATAAACGCATCAGTTCTGAATTTCAACCAACTATCCTCAACCTCTCCATTGATCTTCTGATCAGATGCATAAACTCGTACATCAAATTTTGTTTGAGCTTCCCAATCAAAAGGTTTAGGAACGAATAGACGACCAGTATTTTCTTTTGAGTAGACGTTATTATGAAGGTAATAGTCAGTAAGTTGGAGATATTCAATCGTTGGTGTAGATACATCTGGATCAGTATCCGTATACAATCCTGCAAGATCATGAATGAAACTACTGTCAGTATTGACAAAAACCTTATGGTAGCAATCGTCAAGACGATACTCCATATTGATACTTGTCTCAACAGGGAAGTAAATTGCATTTGCCATTACAGCTCCCTTAGTTTCTTGATTCTCATGTGAGTTATATAGGCAATCAAAGAACCCAACATATGTATCTCCACCAAAAACGTCAGAGACTATAGGAAAACCTGTCTTATCTTCGATAGGACCAGCAGCTATATATTCATTTAAAGCTCGTGCATTGTAACTCTGTCCACCAAATCGAGATTCTTTTACTTCACGCCTGTAGTTAAGTAGCTTTATTCCAGCATCATAATCTATACTGTCTGCTTCCCATGACGCATTTGCACGAATACAGACAAAGTTTATTCCCTTATCTGTTTTATTGGTAGCATTGTTTACAGTATATGTGTGGACACCATTTAGAACAACAGCAATCGAATCCTGTGTTACAATAGTGCTATCAAGAAATGTTGTAAGGTTATTATCATTGTGTTCGTTTCCAGAGACTAATGCTTCAAGTGCTTGAGGGTTAAGTAGAGGATCGTAATCCACATATCTTGTTACTTCAAGAGTCAGAGTTCCAAGAGTACCATCAATTTCATCACCTGCTGTAGCAACCACCTGAAGATAATCACCAGCATTTGCTACGAGATTCTTGTTAAAAGCTACTTCAGGTGAATGGAACTGGAATGTTTCAGTTACACTTGCAGTCTCTCTCCACCCTTTATGAAATCTGTCCTGACCTGTACCAGAAGACATATTTCCTATTCCTTGAGCAAGGACGCTTCTATCACTTCCTTCACGCATTACTCGTACAATCTGAAAGCTCTCAGCTTCGATAGGAATATTATCAACTGTAAATTCGATATACAGAATATGTGCTTCAGTTCTATTCTGTGAAAGATCGGTGCAGAACCTATAATTGTCGGTAGCAGTATTACTGAATTTTGTACTGATGGAAGGGAATCGAATATCTCCTATCCATTTTACGAATGAACTTCTACCTTTCTCGTCAAAGAATACAATTCCAAATCGGTAGATTTCATCTCTATGATAACCTACTCTATCTCCTGCGTTCCACGGAGAAGCATATCCCGGATAAGATGGGTTTGCAGCACTCTCATAATTTTCAGTATAGAATCTGAAAGCATTGTCAGCAGGTTCCTCGTTGATAAAGGTATCTGACATTACAAACTCGTACTTCACATTCGGTCCATCTCCACCGATGGTTGTACCATCACTTTGGAACATGAATTTATAGTTGTGAGCACCATCACTTGCTAACCAGTTGAAAGGATTTACAGCATCGAAGTCTTCGGGTATATCTGTCCAATCTCCAATAGGAGTAGAAAGATAATCTTCTACAGTAGGAGGACTTTGAGTTCCATCTATAATATACCAGAAAGCAACACCGTCAGCAAGTATTTCTGACGATCTAAGAATGTATGCATTATCAACATAATTGTAATCTGTACCTGTTCGTGAGTTTCCACGAAACCGATAAGCTCTTGCATCATACTCTACATCGAAGTCATCAATAGTTACGTTCCCTGCAAAGAGAATATTGTTTTTTGTTTCAAGTAATTCTGCACTGAACAATGTAGTTTGAAGCAACCTGATCTCTTCAATCGTATAGCTTCCAAGACTCTCTCCTGTATCAGTAAACTCAATGGTTCCACCAGCAGGATCAATTTGTCTTTCTGCTATAATGCGTATTTCCGGATCACCGTGTAAGGTTGTCCAGTGAACTGCTACAATACGTATCCTACTATAATACAAAGAAGTTATATCAACCTCCATTCGTACTCCTTTATTCGTATTGTCATCAAGAAAAGAACCAGCAAAGTTTTCAGTATTAGTAGCGTGTACTGATGACTCTGTAAGATTGACAAGATTACTTAATGGACTGAATACTGTTTCTCCACCGTTAAGTGCATATAACTGATAAGCATATTGAATCCTACCTGAGCGAAGATTTCCACCTACAATAGCATCAAGAGTAGGTTGAGTAAGATCAATATTACCAAGAACCTCAAGACGATCTACAGGAAGAGTAGTAAGATCGTTAGTATCAGCATCATAGATAACGTTTAAATATCTAAGTTTATTGTATCCATCCACCCAATAAACCTTCTGAATATTTTCTGTCTCGTATCTTGGAATAGCAAGTATAGGATTTTCTGTAGAGAATCCAAGATTCTCTTTATAGATCACATTTCCACCACTCTGAACATAAGCAGGGTTTATAGTCTTAAATGATGTTCCTGCAAGATTTTCAATATCTACTATTGGAACTTTTATAATAAAGTCTTCATCAACAGTTGGGTTAGGAGGACCACTAACATTTTCTGTGAGAAAGATTATAATGTCATCTCTCAGAATACAATACCCTACTATGATAACAGGGTTTGATGATGTTCCAGATAGATCAAGACGCTTAATTGTGCCTTCCATATCTTCAAGCGCACCACTTGTAATACCATCCTGAGTAAGTATGCGAATATTATTAGCATCGTAATAATGCCTGTTATCATACTTATTTTTGGATGAATCCTGATCCATCCCTGCTGAAAACTCGTTTGTAACTTTTCCCATTACCGTCCGAGATTATTATGAAGTATAAGTCTTTCGCTATCAGGAGAATAGATAAATGAAGCATCGTGCAGATCAGTATGAATCCGAAGTCGTAGAAACCTATTCTTGATAGATTCCATTTCATCAATAGAGGGAATCTGAGCTTTTGTTCCAGCAGCTCCGATGTACCAAGCTCGATCTACTTCAAGTTTGTTATATTTTCTCTCTGTGAGATGATCCTGCATAAAAAGCCTGAATCCTATTCTCTCCGCAATAAATGCCTGTACAGCCATGATGAACTTAATATCATCAGGAACCATTGGCATCCCTAAAGAATTTGTAGGAAATGCTTTATAATGCAATTCTACCTGTCCCTCCTCGAAGGATGTGAAGATGTAGTTGTTATTGAGCGTGTACGAGTATTGAGATTCTCGTGAGAACATTTGTTCCATATCCTTTAAGAAAGAACTTGACTTACAGACCATTGGAAGTTTCGATTCATAATCTCTTGCAAGATAAACTGAATGAACATCGTTTGGTAATTCTCCACGAAAGTTTACTATATCAATAGGATTAGGCATAGTGTCACTTCCATCAGTAACTTTATCAACCAAAGGTTGAGGAGCACCGATCAGTGACATTACATCCCATATCCATTCAATTACTTCATCAAATTTGATCTCAAGATCGAATCCATAATCCCTATAGACACGTTCAATAACATAAGCTACATCAACATATTTGCCTGTTAAGCTCATCGTTGAATAATTTTACATTGTAGGTGTATCGACAAAGGAGAACATTTTACTCTCATCCTCAGTCGGTTTAACTTCGTCAAAAGGATTCTTGGTAGTGACGTACTCTTTACGTTCGTCAATATATTCAGCATCCTCCTCATCTTTGGGTGTTCCGTACTTACTCTCAGTAACGATGTAACCGCCTTCAACCTTGCGTACTTCCTTACTGTGACTCAAGCCGTTTTTCTCCCAAGATTTACGAAAAGTGACGGTTGTGTTTCCATCCTTTCCTGTCTCTTTGGTCATATTAAGTCTTTCGCTCATGTCGTATTTTTGGTTTTTGTTCGTAAAAATCAACCTCAATATCATCGTCTTGAATAACTCTTGCTAACTCACGCTTGTTAGCTCTGGTCATTACAAGAGAGTATGCTGTGTTATTTGGAACTGAACAAGTACTCTTGTCCCAAAACCATTTACAGTTGTACCCGTTGAAATGCTTATTCAAATGATATACTAACCGTTTGGTTTTTTTCGCTACCTCATCTCTTGCCCACAATAACTTTGTTGCTTTCCAATCCGGTCTTAGATATCGTTTGTCGATGTCACCCTCCGGAGTCATTGCAACAATTACCTTTTGCTTTCTGATACCAACGCTTCCCAAAGAAGGCATATTAAAGTCTCTACCTTCTAAGATGATACTTTGTATTACTTGTTCTATGAACGTCATCCAGACACGCTTAAACGTGCGAAAATCGGTAGGTCTGGAAGCACTCTGCTTATAGAACTTAAAGATTTCTTTAATCCCTTGCTTCTCCTGCATCTAATGTATCAGTTCCATCATTAACGACATCACTCGGAGCTTGAGCTTGTGGAGCAATACGTTCTTTGATGATTAAGTTTTCAATGTCATCTCTCATTGCTCTACTTATTGGATAGTTTCCATCGTCTGAATACAAGGAATTTCCTGCACTGTCCTTAAACTGTGCAACCTGTGTAGGATTCTGGAACACTCCAATAACGTCAATGTATTGAATGGGTTTATGATAGAGACTATTACTGATCAGATAAATCCTGCGATCCAACAGGAAAGCGTAAACTTCATTTCTATTGAAGCGTCCGTTTCCTGAATGGATTGCACGATCATAACTAACAAGATTGAACTTAGTCGATAATCTATCGGCAGGTCCAATCCTTGTAAAAGTACCTTCATAATTCCTGCGATCAATACTCTCAGGAATATCAACTGTCGTCTTCAGCATATACTTGCCTGAAGGAATAGTAGGATGTACAGAGGAATCAACTTGCTCAGTCTCAATGCTTCCAAGAGTTTGCGTGAAGACATCATCTATCACCCTAAGATTCTTGTCAAATTTCTGCTTTAGTAATCTTGCTCTGGTACTATGCACCATGTCCTTGATCTGATCAATGTCGATATTATCATCATCTCCGACCTTACCCCTGACAGTCTCAAGAATACTATGAGCGATCTGATTTAGTGTTACGTTGTACATCTCTAATTGCTTTTAAAAGTCAATCATAAATTCCGTGTGACAAATGTTGTTTATCTGCTGAGCAACATCTCTCGCCTCTTCGGTAGTAAAGAAGTTTACGTTCTCATAATCGTCGGAGTCGAAATAATCTATCATAATCCGAACAAGATATCTGAGAACACGTAACTTCATTTCGGGACATTCAAGTTTATCTGTCCCTAACCTCTGAGCATAAGCAAGATTACTTCCATACTCTACAAACGCTAAGCGTATGTTGTAGAGATAACCATTAATTTCGTCTGCCGTTGCTGCCATTAGGTTTTAAGTGTTAGGTTGGTCCTTAACCTCTTCAGCCTCCTGAACATCTTCAGGTTCTTTAACAGGTGCAGGTTTTCCGTTTGAAATAATTCCGAGAGCTTTCCAGCTTCTCATCTCTTTTACAGATACTTTCAAACCTTTCAGTTTGTCGAGTGCGAACGCTGGAAATGTAATGTCTACCTCAACGTCCAAGAGTTTCCGCATTTCTTCTGTAAATGCTTCAGGGTCAGCGATGCTGAAACGCTCAGGATTTGCAGGATCAGGTTTTCCATTCTCCTTTACGAACTCGTCACGTTTCTTCTGAAACTTGGTAATAGCCTTCTCGACTTCATCGAAAGATTCTGCAAGGTCCCAAGCAAGTTGAGCATCGTCAAACTTGGTTTCGACCAGTACTTTCAATGCTTCTTCATTAGCCACTAATACTTCTAATTTCATAATAATTAAATGTTTAAGTTAAAAAATAGATTATTCAAATTTATCACCATAAATCAGATTCAATTCTTCATCTTCCATTATGATTGCGTAATCTTCAGACTGTGCTTTCATAGTAGTAGTAGCAAGACCAGAATCAAAGTTTGCTAAAAACGTTGCCTGATCAATACTATACCATGCTTGTACAGGATTATCCCTGTTTGTTCGTGCTGCTGCATCCTTATAAATATCTACACGAAACCTAAAGTTTGCATCCAGAAAATCAAGGGTGCAGAAATCGCAAACCAAAATTGCTGATGTCCATACATCACCATACTGATTTGTAACACTTTGACCTCCAATTAATGTCTTTGCCATATCGTTTAATTTTTAAGTGATTCAAGTTCTGCGACCCGTTTTTCGAGCCGTTCAATCTTCTGTTCGTGAGATTCAGTGATCTTATAATGATGCTTAAAAGCATTATGTAAATGTAGTGGAAAATAAGTGTCGTTTATGGTAAGAGTCTTCATTTTATCGTCCATAGCGTTTACCATACTTGGCATCAAAGGTTCAATGTCATTTGCAATCCATCCTATCTCATTATAAGACGAACCATCCTTTCTGTCGAAAGTCTTAATATCGAGAGAAGTAAGAAATTTAACAGAGTCAAACTCCCACGGTTTGATGTTCTCTTTCAATCTTATATCAGATGTCTGAGCGTGGATTCTATTTACAGTTTCTCCTGATCCTGTAGTATATCTCATGTATCCACTTCCAGCAGCAGAACCCATATTTCCAAAGTAGATATATCCAAGAGTATCTATACCAAAGTCATTTGCTGTAGCGAATGATGTTGCTACATTAATGCAGAATCCTCCGCTTGTACCTAATGCACTATCATCCCATCCGAAAACCACACGAGTTGATGTTGCCTGTCTCAGGAGATGGGTAATATCCTGACTGGTAGTTTCTGATCTCCAATAGAAAAATGAATTGTAATCAAAGGAAAGGAGTGTTATATAGTCGCTTACTCCTGCACCTCGGACTAAAATGTTGAACCTCGAACTCTGATTGGTAGTGGACAGAGATTGACAAGCCATAACAACATAAGCATTATGTCCTGATGAACCTCTTGAGTGCATACTTATTGCTGAATAATCGTGCAGTCCATACTGTGAAACATCAGAACTCCTACTAAGATGAATAGCTCTATTTGGTAGAGATGTTGGGAAATCTACCCATGCTGCATAAGTATAGTTGGCATAAGTAGTTATACCTCCATCACCTGCATCAGGTTCAACCACAAGGGCAACATTAGCGTTAGATGCAACGTTTATTCCTACATTTCCACCAGTGTACGTAATACCGTTTGTATCTGTACTCCACGGTGATGCAGGAACGGCTGCAATCGCTGCAAATACCGCAGACGAAGCAGGGATATGATCACTGTCATTGGTGAGGGACGTTTCGATTGTGTCTACTGTGGTCCCGGCAGAAAGAGCAATTTCCGTAACGTCCAATGTTGTACCATCGAATGTTAAATTAGCCGAATAAAGAAAATCAGTTCCACCCCCGTGCATGTAGGGGATTCGTGACGATGATCCGTATGAAGGAATCGCAACTGCTGCAATAGCATCAAATACAGCTCCGGACGTTGGTATGTTGCTATCGTTATTGGATAAGACAGTTTCGATAGTATCAACAGCACCTCCGGTAGCTAAAGCAAAACTTCCATGTATTGTAAGTTTCTGATTGTAATCAAGAGTCATCCCTATGGTAAGGGTAGAAGTAGTACGAGTCCAGAACTCAAGATTGGTTGCATCTATATCGGATGCTGTAGTTCCCATTGATCTTGCACGAAGAGTACTTGCAAGTCCAGAACCAAGTGAAGGTCCATTGAAGAACAGTAATTCTCCAATAATATTATCTCCTGAGATACTTGCTCCACCAATCTGTACTGCTCCAAAATTTGCAGTACCACTATCATAGACGTAGAGTGACTTTCCCGGAGCAGTATAAGCTGCTTGACTTGCACCAATGATTACATTATCGGTAAAGAAGGAATCTCCTAATACTCTTAGATTGTATGTAGAACTTGAGGCAAGATTGATTCCAACGTTTCCTGAACCATAAGTGATTCCATTAGTATCAGTTGTCCACTGACTTGAAGTTACGGCTCCTACAGCACCGAAAACGGCTCCTGAAGTAGGAAGATGTGTATCATCGTCAGTCAATATTGTCTCAATGGTATCTACTGTTGCTCCTGTCCCTAATTTGAGACTGTCAGATTCCATCAACCCTGTTACATTAACTCCACCATTTGTTGTAGCAAGTTTAACACCACCGTTATAATACAGGCTTGTAGCAGCATTAGCATACGCTAAGAAGAAGGTGCTGAAACCTGTCCATGCTGTTCCATCATCTGAATGATCAAAACGAAGGAATGTATTATCCCATGCAAATCGCATAGCTTCAGCAGAAGTATTTACAAGTTCAATACCAGCATCACTATTTCGTGCAGATAGAATATGATTCTGACCTGCTGGTGCATTTACAATAAGATAAGTGCCATCATACTTGAAGTTATCACTGTAATCGAAATCCGTTCCACCAGAATTTGAATATGGAACCTGATCATTTGTACCGACTGTTACTCCACCTATACTTGATACTGCTCTCTTTGTAATGAGTCCTGTTGAATCATCAATAGCTAAAACGTGATCTTCTGTATCATCAGATCCAAGTCCAGTTATTTCCATTGATCCATCCTCATTGAAATTCCAATAAGCTGTATCATCAGAATTTCTAACCCTAAGTACTCTTGTTTTAGGAGTAGTTGCAGGATCTTTAATTGTCAGGAAAGTAAAAGAATCAGATGTTATACCTATTCCCATGTATCCTCCATCAGCAACAATAGAGTACAATAAAAATGAAGTTGGTACTCTAATAGTTCCTGCCGTAGCTGATGTTACCGACATACGCATAGCGACAGAAGAGGTAACTGTTAATCTGTACTCACTCGAACTACCACCGTCTACTTCTAAGACTCCATTATCAACATCATAATCCATTCCAGCAGCCTCATCAATGACACTTCCATCTCCAATTATGACGTTATGACTACCTGTTGTGAGAGTTCCCCATGACACATCTCCTATTCCTAAACTTGCAACAGACCTCTTACTAACTAATCCTGTAGAATCATCTATTGCGAGAATATGATCTTCTGTATCATCAGAACCCAATTCAGGGATTAAAATACCACCATCATCTTGAACAGCAAACGTGTCAGCTCCTACTGAATTTAATAGGATCATCGTATTAGCTCTTGGAGTAGCAGAATCATGATCTTTTATTGTCAGCCATGATGTTCCGTGACCCGTATTTCCTATTATTATTGACGGATCAGTTCCGGTAGCGTTAATCCATAATCGAGGAGAAAGAGACTGCCAATGTGTTGCTGTTGAATCTACGTTTATGTAAGCGTATGTAGATCCTCCAACATCAAAACTCATTCTCGCATCATACGTAGCATGATCAATGGTTAAATTCGCTATTAATGATGTGGTTGTAAAAAGAAGTTCTGCACTGGATTCAATATCTCCTGCGGATGATCCAAGAACAACATATTTATTGGTGGCTGTTCCCCAAGAAACATCTCCAATACCTAAAGAAGCAACAGACCTTTTTGTAAGCAATCCTGTGGAATCATCAATTCCTATTATGTGATCTTCAGTATCATCTGAACCAAGCTCCGGTATATGCACAACTCCTGACTGAGACACCCTAAATAATAGAGTGTTAGTAGCATCCTCTAAAGAGAATAGATATGTCATTGGAGTTGTAACGTCCGCATCCTTTATTCCAAAAAAAGTATTAGTGGGAATATGTCCACCAATCGCAACATAACTATCATCGTTCTGTGGATCAATCCAAAAATGCCCTTCAGGTCTAAAATATGTGGCTGTAGCTCCCCCTTCAAGTTTGAACACTTTAGTAGAGCTAATATGAAATTCTATAGAAGCCGTACCTGTAGAATCTATTGTTAATGTTTTGTTGGAATCAACCCAATAAAGAGAACTGTTAGATTCAATAGTTCCGGGTGAAGAACCAAAAACTATATATTCATTTGTAGCAGTACCCCATGATACATCACCTAAAGAAGCAACTGATCTTTTTGAAAGAACTCCTGTGCTGTCATCAATAGCAACTAAATGATCCTCAGTGTCATCTGAGGCAAGATTATACATAGTGACTCCTCCTGTTGAGTCTATCTGCATTTGTATTGTTCCATCTCTGGTAGTTCTATTTGCTGCTGTATAGAACCGTATTTGTGTAGCTGCATTATAATCAGCACTACCACCACCTATAAAAATGTTATTTTGTGTACTGGAATTAAATCCTTGAATTACAAGCATCCCTTCCGGTTCTGCTACTGACTCATATTGTTGAGCTATAATACCTCCCTGCTTATTACCTACAGTTATATGCCCAACCATTATATTAGAAACCACACCATCTACTATATGCAAAATTGAGAGAGGAGCCTCTGTTCCAATTCCAACATCTCCATCTGCTGTAATTCTTACTCTTTCTGCATCTACAGCAAGACTCGCTCCTGTATCAAACGTAATAGGATTACCAATAAACCTGATTTCTTTAAGGTCTTTACTTACTGAATCTCTATCGACAGTTATAAATATTCCTTGACTTGTACTTCCCTGATAGAAAACCTCCATCCCTGTTCCTGTAGTAGGTGCAGAAGAAACCTTATCAGTCATCCTCATTCGACCATAGATTTCCAATTCACTTACAGGAGCAATACCAATACCTACATATCCAGTAAATATAGCATTTGGAGTACCCGGAGTTGTGATATCCTCTAATCGGAGAGCTTCAGTCCCCCCTGTAATAAGAGATAGCGT